ACTCTCAGCAATCTTCCGGGTGGACTGAAGGCTCGTGGCCTTCGCATCAAGGGGGACGACACCCCGATTGCTCCGGGTGAGTTCCGCGATGTAGATGTGCCCAGCGGGGCAGTGCGTGACAACATCATGCCGCTGCCGTACAAGGAGCCGTCGCAGGTTCTGCTTGCGCTGCTGAATCAGATCACGGAAGAGGGTCGCCGACTGGGTTCGATCTCCGAGATGAAAGTCTCGGATATGTCTGCGCAAGCACCTGTAGGCACGACGCTGGCTCTCTTGGAGCGCCAGTTGAAGCTGATGAGCGCGGTGCAGGCTCGCGTGCACTACGCCATGAAGCAGGAGTTCAAGCTCCTCAAGGGCATCATCCGCGACTACACGCCGACCGACTACGACTACGAGCCGGTTGAGGGTTCGCGCAAGGCCAAGCAGGGTGACTACGACATGGTGGAGGTCATCCCCGTGTCGGACCCCAACAGCAGCACGATGGCCCAGCGGATCATGCAGTACCAAGCTGCGATCCAGTTGGCCCAAGGCGCTCCGCAGATCTACGACCTGCCGCAGTTGCACCGCCAGATGCTTGAAGTCTTGGGCATCAAGAACGCTGACAAGCTCGTGCCTCTTGATGACGACATGACTCCTAAAGACCCAGTGTCGGAGAACATGGCGTTCCTCAACGGCAAGCCGACGAAGGCGTTCCTGTACCAAGACCACAACGCGCACATCGCTGCGCACATGATGTTCATCCAGAACCCCAGCATCGCGCAGATGGTTGGTCAGTCGCCGATGGCCCAGCAGATGCAGGCCGCAGTCATGGCGCACATCAACGAGCACCTTGCGTTCCAGTACCGGATGCAGATCGAAGAGCAGCTTGGCGTTCAACTGCCCCCGCCCAATGAGTCGCTGCCTGAGGACGTTGAAGTGCAGTTGTCGCGTCTGGTGGCACAAGCCGCAGTCCAGCTTACCCAGCAGGCACAGGCGATGGCTCAGCAGCAACAGGCTCAGCAGCAAGCGCAAGATCCGCTCATCCAGCTTCAGCAGGCCGAGTTGCAGATCAAGCAGCAGGACGCTCAGACTAAGGCGCAGAAAGTTCAGGGCGAGCTTGCCATTAAGCAGCAGGAGTTGCAGCTTCGGGCGCAGGAGATTGCCAGCCGTCAGGGTGAAGACCCGGCTGTGGCCGCTGCCCGCGCACAGCAAGAGATGCAGATGGCCCAGCAGCAACAGGCTACGCAGCAGCAAGCAGATCAGCAGCGTCACGCGATGGAGATGCAGCAACGCGCCGCTGAGCATGAGCAGGACATGACGTTCAAACGCCAGTCAGATGCGCTCAAACTTCAGCAGCAAATGACGCAGATGCGTATGGCTGAGCAACGTCAAGCAGAGAAGCCTAAGAGCGACGAGTGAAGACTATCTTCATCAGTATTGCGTCGTACTGCGACCCTGAGTTGCCGTACACCATACAGAACGCCTTTGACACTGCGTCAAGGGCGGATCGCCTTCGCATTGGTGTTGTTGAGCAGCAGACCGAAGAGCGTAGGCTGCGCTTTGACGAGAACGCGGCCCCATTCATTCGCTACTTGCGTGTGGAGCCCAATCAGTCCCGAGGGGCTTGTTGGGCGCGGTCAGTGGCGATGACTCTGTATGACGGTGAAGATTGGTTCTTTCAGATTGACTCGCACATGATGTTCGAGCCGAACTGGGACGAGTACTTCATCGAGCAGTGGCATGAGGCCCGTAAGCAGGCTCGAAAGCCGCTCCTTTCCAGCTACCCGCATGCCTACGAGATCAAGAACGGGGAACGAGTAAAACTAAAAGCTACTGAAGGTGCGCTAGTGCACATAGTCCCGTCTACACACAGCTTTGAGGACGGGCACTTAGCGTTGGCGTTTAACGCCGTGCCGTTTGACACGACCAAGCCCGTACGTGGTTTCCACATTGGAGCCGGGTGTCTGTTTGCTCCGGGCAACTTCGTGTCCGAGGTTCCTTATGACCCTTGCGCGTACTTTACGGGTGAGGAGCAAGCGCTGGCGCTTCGCGCATTCACTCGTGGGTGGGACATCTTCCATCCGCCCAATCTACCTGTCTACCACCTCTATGACACGGGGGATGGCTCTGTTGTGCGGACAAAGCACTGGGACGAAGCAGCCGATAAAGACCGTGCAGTACGTTGGTGGGAGCGCGACAAGCAAGCCAAGACTCGGTTTCAGCAGCTTGTGGATAGCCGTCCAATGGGCATTTACGGTGCGGGCCGCAGGCGGTCTGTAGAGGATTACGCTGCATTTTGTGGTATTGACTACAAAACGAAGACTTTGACCGAAACGGCCCGTGTCGGGCCTTGGGCTAATAAGGAGTAAGTATGGCAGCGACTGTTTTCTCTGTGGTCCTCAGAGAGATAGAAGAGCGACAAAAAAGTTTGGCCGATGCCCTTGCTTCAGGCGCGGCCAAAGACCATGCTGAGTACCGATTCATGTGCGGGGAAATCCGGGGTCTTTCCTTCGCGCATTCTTACGTAACCGACCTCGTGCGAAAACTGGAGCAAGACGACGATGAGTGAAATCCTTGTAAGCCAAGACGGCGAAACCGCAACCACCCTGCCCGCAACGGCAGAGGAGAAGGCTCGCCAAGTCCCCGACCCCGCCACTTACCACCTCCTGTGCGTTCTTCCGGAGATTGACGAACAGTACGAAAGCGGCCTCGTGAAAGCGGGCCAGACGATGCACTACGAAGAAGTGCTATCGCCCGTCCTGTTTGTCGTCAAGATCGGGCCGGACGCTTACAAGGACGAGAAGCGCTTCCCCAGTGGAGCATCTTGCAAGGTAGGCGACTTTGTGTTGGTTCGCCCCAACACTGGCACTCGCATCAAGATCCACGGCAAAGAGTTTCGGATCATCAACGATGACTCCGTTGAAGCTGTGGTCCAAGACCCCCGTGGTATCACCCGTGCGTAAGGAGTAAGCCATGCCCGCAGGAAAAGAAGAGTTCAAGTTCCCCGACGAAAAGGAAACAAAGGAAGACAGCATTGAGTTTTCCGTCGAGGACGATATTGAAGTCGTAGACGATACGCCCGAAGGGGATAGGGGCCGTTCGCCTATGAAGGAGCCCCCGAAAGACTTCGCCGACGATGAATTGGCGAAGTACGACGAGGGTGTTCGTAAGCGAATCCAGCACTTTACTAAGGGTTATCACGAAGAGCGACGGGCCAAAGAGGCTGCTCTTCGTGAAAAGGAAGAGGCTATTCGTGCGGCTCAGGCCATTGTCGAAGAGAACAAGAAGCTCAAAGGTTCTCTCTCGCAGGGGCAACAAGCACTGCTCGAACAGGCTAAGCGCGTGGTTGCCAACGACTTGGAAGTCGCTAAGCGCAAATATAAAGAAGCGTACGAAGCAGGAGATTCCGACGCTCTAGTGGCGGCTCAAGAGGAACTCACCGCAGCCAAAATGAAGGCTGAGCGCGTGAACAATTTTAAGCCAGCCCCTTTACAACAAGAAACTCCTGTTGTACAACCCGAGCAAAATGTATCTGCACCTCAACCGGATTCCCGTGCGCTAGAGTGGCAGAAAGAGAATCGGTGGTTTGGTCAAGACGAGGAAATGACGGGCTTTGCGCTTGCTCTGCATAACAAGCTCATCAAATCCGGTATTGACCCCACATCAGACGAGTACTACGACCGGGTTAACGCCCGTATGCGGCAAGTGTTTCCGGAGTCGTTTGACTCCGACAAACAGGCGAATGCGTCATCTTCGTCCCGTAAATCGAACGTAGTAGCTCCTGCGTCGCGCAGCACAGCGCCTAAAAAGATCGTGCTGACGAAATCGCAGGTTGAAATCGCCAAGCGGCTTGGTGTTCCTCTGGAACTCTATGCTCGTAAGGTTGCGGAAGAAATGAGGAAATAATCATGGCTGAATCTAATCGTTTGACCCGAGAGCTTGAAACCCGTGAAGAATCGGCGCGCCCTGCACGCAAGTGGACGCCGCCCCAACTGCTGCCTGAGCCGGAACCCGAGCCGGGCTATGCATTTCGGTGGATTCGTTTGAGCATCTTCGGCACCGCTGATCCGGCCCATATTTCCGCCAAGATGCAAGAAGGCTGGGAGCCCGTTAAGGCTTCTACGCAGCCCAAGCTGCGTGTCCTGTCTAACCCGAACGGTCGGTTCCCCGACGGTATCGAGATTGGCGGGCTTCTTCTTTGCAAGACCCCGGTTGAGTTGACTGAGCAGCGAAACGACTACTACCTGAACCAAGCCGATTCGCAAATGCGCTCTGTCGACAGCAACTTCATGCGCGAGAATGACCCTCGGATGCCCTTGTTTGCGGACAAGAAATCCAAGGTGACTTTTGGCAAAGGCACTTAATCTAGGAGTCCAACATGGCTTACCCCTCTGTTGACGCCGCATACGGTTTCAAGCCGATCAATGAATTGAACGGCCTACCCTACGCGGGCGCAATCCGTCAGCTTCCGATTGCTCGGAACTACGGAACCGCCATTTTCAATGGCGACCTCGTTGAACTGATTGCCAACGGCACTGTTGCGCTGACTGGCATGACCACGTCTACCACGACGACGGCTCGCGCCGGTCAGGTTGGTATTTTCGTGGGCTGTTCGTACACCAACCCCTCGACGGGTCAGAAGTTGTTCGCCCAGTATTACCCCGGTAATGTTCTGGCTAACGACATCACGGCTTTCATCGTTGATGATGACCGCGCGGTGTTCAAGGCAGTGATGATTGGTCAGCCTTCTGGCGGACTGAGCAACACCGCTACCACCGTTGGCTTTGCCGCACAAAGTTTCGTTGGCAACAACGTGTACTGCGTGACAGGCACCGCCGGTAGCGCCAACACGGGTAACTCCGCGATGGGCGTGTCGGGTGATCAGCCTAGCAACGGTACCGGTAACGTGGCTGTTGCCACGGCTCTGCCGTTCCGCGTCGTTGGCGTTGTGCCTGAGACTGCTGTGACCCTCACGGGCACCGGCAGCACCTCTGGCTCCAGCACCACGGTGACGCTGGCTGCTGCTGTGACTGGCCTCCAGTCTGGCATGCAGTTGATCTGCCCGACTGGCACTGGCTCTCTTGCTGGTAACTTCATCACGGTGACGAACGTGAACGGCACGACCGTTACTGTGTCGAGCGCTATCACGCTGGCCTCTGGTTCTGAACTGACCTTCGTGGGCTTCCCCGAAGTTCTGGTCAAGTGGAATCAGGGTTACCACTCGTATGCCTTTGCAACCGGCATTTAAGGAGTAACTCAAAATGGCAATTTCTCGTGCCCAACTACTGAAAGAACTCCTGCCGGGTCTGAACGCCCTGTTTGGTTTGGAGTACGCTCGCTACGGCGAAGAGCACAAAGAGATCTACGAAACGGAGACCTCTGAGCGCTCGTTCGAAGAGGAAACCAAGCTGTCTGGCTTCTCCGCCGCTCCGGTGAAGAACGAAGGCGCTGCGATTGCTTATGACAATGCGCAGGAAGCTTGGACCGCTCGCTACAACCACGAAACCATCGCCATGGGTTTCTCGATCACCGAAGAGGCGGTCGAGGACAACCTGTACGACTCTCTGTCGTCCCGGTACACCAAGGCTCTGGCTCGTGCCATGGCGTACACCAAGCAGGTCAAGGCTGCTTCCATCCTGAACCAAGGCTTCAACTCCGGCGTCACCTATGGCGACGGCGTCAGCCTGTTCTCGACGGCGCATCCGCTGATCAGCGGTGGTACCAACAGCAATCGCCCCACCGTGGGTGCTGACCTCAACGAAACGTCCCTCGAAAACGCGGTCATTCAGATCGCCGGGTGGACGGACGAACGTGGTCTGCTGATCGCTGCCAAGCCCCGCAAGCTGATTGTTCCTCCGGCCCTGATGTTCGTGGCAACCCGCCTGCTCGAAACCGAGCTTCGCGTGGCTACCGCCGACAACGACATCAACGCGCTGAAGAACAACGGCTCGATCCCTGAGGGTTACACCGTTAACCACTTCTTGACCGACACGAACGCTTGGTTCCTGACCACGGACGTGCCTAACGGTCTGAAGCACTTTGTTCGTACTCCGATGAGCACGGGTATGGACGGCGACTTTGATACCGGCAACGTCCGTTACAAGGCCCGCGAGCGTTACAGCTTCGGTGTCTCGGACCCGCTGGGTATCTTCGGTTCGCCCGGAGCCTAAGTGGTTCTACGGAAAGGGGGCTTCGGCCCCCTTTTCTTTTTTCCGTGGTAGGTGTATAAACTCGACAGTCCCAAGATTTTCAACCTGCTTGCTGACCGACTTGGCGGACTGACCTCACAGACAGCAAGCGCAATTTGAGGAATATGCGATGGCTCGCACTACCTTCTCCGGCCCGGTTGCGTCTGACAATGGTTTTATTGGCGCTCTCACGGGCAACGTCACGGGTAACGTGACCGGCAACGTCACGGGTACCACCACCGGCATGCCCGTTCTCACGGCCTACACCACGACCACGCTGCCCACCGTTGTGGTTGGCGGTTTGATCTATGTCTCCAACGCCAACTCCAACGCAGGCACTGTTTGCTTTGGTAAGGGTGCTAATTGGATTGACATCAAGACCGGTCTGGCTGTTGCCGCTTAATAGGAGAGCATCGCCATGATGCAAACCGATGTAAAGTCCGCGCACCGAGAAGATACCGGCACTATGGTGACCGGTCGCGCTCGGCTGAAAGGATATCAATGCCTTTCTGGCGGCACTTCTGGCGACATTGTCTTTACCGATGGTGGAGCTTCCGGTGTCGAGCGACTTCGCTTCAACTGCCCTTCTAGCGCCATCGTGCCGTTTGCAAACCTTATCCCCGGAGAGGGGATTTTGTTTGAAACCGGCATTTATGTGACGGTGCCTAGCGGCGGAATCGTGACCATCTTTTATGGCTAAGAGTCAAGCATGGCAACGGTCAGAGGGGAAGAATCCCGAAGGCGGCTTGAACGCCAAAGGGCGCGCCTCCTACAACCGTGCCAATCCGGGCAAGCCGGGCCTGAAGGCTCCACAGCCGGAGGGCGGGCCGCGCCGAGACTCTTTCTGTGCCCGTATGAAAGGCATGAAGAAGAAGCTTACAAGCGCAAAGACCGCGAACGATCCAGATTCGAGGATTAACAAGAGTTTGCGAGCATGGAACTGCTGATATGGAACGTCATCCTGTCCTTCCTGTCGGCGATCATTCTCTGGGTGATCAAGTCGCATGCGGACGAGGTGAAGCGCATTCAGATTCTTCTCAACCGTACGCGGGAGGAGATCGCCAAGGAGTACGTCACGAAGTCGGACGTACACGACGATATGAACCGGGTGATTGCTCGGTTGGATCGTCTTGAGGGTAAGTTGGATGCTTACATGAAGGAGCAACGAAGTGCCCTCAGTTAGCGGAAAACAGCACAGGTTCATGGCGGCGGTGGCTAACAACCCCAAGTTCGCCAAGAAAGCAGGCGTCCCACAGTCCGTGGGAGAAGAGTTTGTTCAGGCCGATAAGGGCCGTAAATTTTCCAACAAGGAGTCCGAAATGAAGGCAAAGAAGATGGCTATGGGCGGTGGCGTCATGCAAAAGAAGGGCATGACGACTGCCAAAATGGGCGCTGTTAAGACCGCTGCTCCAAGCCGCGATGGCGTCGCCGTCAAGGGCAAGACCAAGGGCACGATGGTCAAGATGGCCGGTGGCGGCAAGATGGGGAAGTGCTGACATGATGCCCAGTCGCGGTATGGGGGCCATCATGCCCTCGAAGATGCCCAGCGGTAAGCGCAAGGCTCGCCGCGACGACACTGACTTTGAGCAGTACGCTGAAGGCGGGGAGGTGGGTCTGTATGCCAATATCCATGCAAAGCGCAAAAGAATCGCTGAAGGCTCTGGCGAGCGCATGCGTAAGCCGGGTCAAGCTGGTGCTCCAACGGCTGAAGCCTTCAAGCAGTCAGCAAAAACAGCCAAGCGATAAACCATGACCACAACCGGCACCACCGCTTTCGATCTTGACTTCACGGATCTAGCCGAGGAAGCGTTCGAGCGTGCTGGCCGAGAAATGCGTTCCGGTTACGACTTGCGCACTGCACGTCGTTCCATGAACTTGATGACTATCGAGTGGCAGAACCGGGGCATTAACATGTGGACGATTGAGGAGGGGAGCTTCACGCTGACCCCCGGCCTCAACACGTACGCACTGCCGACTGACACCATCGACCTGATGGAGCACGTCATCCGCACGGGGGCCAACTCCTCGTCCACTCAGGCGGATCTGACCATCACCCGTATTAGCGTTTCTACGTACGCTACGATACCTAACAAGCTACAGCAAGCGCGTCCTATACAAGTCTGGGTGCAACGCATGAGCGGGCAAGTAAGCCCGGCCAACGCGACATTGGTGGGTACCATCAATAGCTCCACCACGACGATCACGCTCAGCGACACCACGAGCCTTCCGGCTGCTGGCTTTATCCGGCTTGACAGCGAAGATATCTACTACGGGTACATCAACAGCGACAACACGCTGGGCGGTGTGTTCCGTGCACAGAACGGCACGACTGCCGCTTCGCATACCAACGGCACTACGGTCTTTAACCCCAACCTGCCTGCCGTCACTGTCTGGCCGACACCTGATAACAGCACCTCGTACACGTTTGTGTACTGGCGACTGCGCCGTATTCAAGACGCTGGGTCTGGGGTAGCCACGGCGGACATGAACTTCCGTTTCCTGCCTTGTGTGGTTGCAGGGCTGGCGTACTACATTGCCATGAAGCAGCCCGACTTGGCCGACCGGCTCCCGATGCTCAAGCAGGCATACGACGAGCAGTTTGATTTGGCCGCAGGCGAAGACCGCGAGAAAGCCGCAGTGCGGTTTGTGCCCCGGCAGATGTTTATTGGCGGGGGGTATACCTAATGGGTAATCGCTTCGCCTCTGGCAAGTTCAGCATCGCCATGTGCGACCGCTGTGGGCAGCAGTTCAAGCTGAAGACGTTGCGCAAAGAGGTCATTAAGACCAAGATCTTCAACTTGTTGGTTTGCCAAGAATGTTGGGATCCAGACCATCCGCAGTTGCAGCTTGGTATGTATCCGGTTGACGACCCGCAAGCCGTGCGCAACCCGCGCAAGGACAGCACGTATGTAACTGCGGGGGTGAACGGACTGCAACTCGACCCGGACAATCCGTACGGTGGTGTACCCACTGGCGGCTCTCGGGACATCCAATGGGGGTGGAACCCCGTTGGAGGGGCTAGAGGAACTGATGCAGGGTTGACGCCAAACTACTTGGTGGCAATTGCCTCTGTTGGTACAGTAACCATCCAAACGACGTAAGGAGTCGATATGGACAAGAAAGATCTCGCGCAAGACAAGAAGATGATTGCTGGGGCCGTGCACAAGCACGAAAAAGCAAAACACCCCGGTCAACCCATGACTAAGCTTGCCAAGGGCGGTAAGACCAATGCACAGATGAAGGCGCTGGGCCGCAATCTTGCCAAGGTTGCCAACCAGAAAAAGTCTTCGTTCACCTACAAGAAGGGTGGCTGAAATGGCTAAGTTCAGCAAGAAGATGGGCGGCAAAGAAGTTGGCGACGCCAAGGTCTATGCCGAGCCGCACACGATGAAGGGTGGCAAGGTTGCTCTTGGCAACGGCGCTACTGCGGAGCCGACCGTCGCAAACCGTATAAACATGTCGGTGGGCAACATTACCCGAGACGGCTACGACCCGGCACCCAAGACTTCCGGCATCAAGATTCGTGGTACCGGCTGTGCTACCAAGGGAACGATGGCTCGTGGCCCAATGGCGTGAGGCATAGATGAACTACACCGAGTTGAAGGCGAACATCGCAGACATCTGCGAGAACACCTTTACGAATGATCAGTATGCTTTGTTCACGAAGCAGGCTGAGCAACGTATCTACAACACGGTGCAACTTGCCAACTTGCGTAAGAACGTTACTGGTACGCTGACTCTTGGTAACAAGTACCTTCAGTGCCCTGCTGACTTCCTGTCGGTGTACTCCTTGGCGGTAGTAAAGCCAGACGGAGACTACGTGTACTTGCTCAACAAGGATGTCAACTTCATCCGTGAGGCGTACCCAAACCCTAACGTTTCTGGAGTGCCCAAGCACTACGCTATCTTTGGCCCTCGCTCCGACAACGTTACCGAGTTGACATTCATCCTCGGGCCGACGCCTAGTGCTGCGTTGACCGCAGAACTGCACTATTACTACTACCCGGAGTCAATCGTTACCGCTGGCACGTCATGGCTTGGCGATAACTTCGACTCTGCTTTGCTGAACGCGGCGCTTGTTGAAGCCATCCGGTTCATGAAGGGCGAAGACGATCTGGTAGCGCTATACGAGAAGCTGTACGTGCAGGCGATCACTCTGCTGAAGAATTTGGGCGATGGCAAGCAACGTATGGACGCGTACCGTGATGGCCAAGTACGGTTGGCAGTTAACTGATGAGCATCGTTCAAACCCAGACAACCAGCTTCAAGAAGGAGCTTTACTTGGGCACCCACGACCTAACCGTGGATGTGCTCAAGATTGCTCTGTACGACGCGAACGCTGATTTGAACGCGAATACGACTGTCTATACGACTGACCACGAGATAACGGGTACCGGGTATTCTGCTGGCGGCAAGGTACTTACTGGCGTTACAGTAAGCTCGTCTGGCTATACGGCCTACGTTGATTTTGCTAATGTAGAGTGGAATCCGGGTACCTTTACTGCGCGATGTGCGCTAATCTACAACGCAAGCAAGGGCAACAAGTCTATTGCAGTGTTGGACTTTGGGTCAGACAAGACCTCTGTAAACACTTTCACCATCGTCATGCCGGTCAACGACGCCAATAGTGCCTTGATCCGGTCTTCTAACTAGGAGCATCAAATGAGCATCGAAAAGGCTAAGGCCGTTGATACCGTGGGCGGTGGGCTGATCGCCAACACCGGATCGTCCGAAGGCGCAACGGCGACGGGCAAGTACACCGTTGAGTGCTACGACAAGGACGGCAACCTCAAGTGGGTTGCAGAGACGCCTAACCTTGTGGTGAACGTCGGTCTGCAATACATGGCAGGCTCTGCGCTGACCTCTACTACGCAGATCACCTCTTGGTATGTTGGTCTGTATGGAGCAGCGTCTTCCAATAACCCCGCTGCTGGAGACACGATGTCCTCGCACGGCGGTTGGACGGAAGTGACGGACTACAGCCAATCTACGCGTCCCGCCGCTACGTTTGCCGCTGCGACGAACGCCAACCCGTCCGTGGTGACCAACAGCGCGAGCAAGGCTGTGTTTAGCATCAATGCCACGACGACTGTTGGCGGTGCGTTCCTGACAAGCAACGACACCAAGGGTGGTACGACGGGCACGCTGTTCTCGGCTGCTGACTTCCAAGCCCCCGGTGATCGTAGCGTGGTCAACGGCGATACGCTGAACGTTACTTACACCTTCAGCCTCTCCGCTTGAGGATGAGTAATGCCTCTCGTCCTCGCCGACAGAGTACAGGAAACCACTACAACCACCGGCACGGGTACTGTTACTCTGGCCGGTGCTGTTACTGGGTTCCAGAGTTTTGCCGTCGTCGGTAACGGCAATACTACGTACTACACAATAGCCCACTCCACGCTTGCGGAGTGGGAAGTCGGTATTGGTACGTACACATCGAGCGGTACTACGCTTAGTCGTACCACTATCCTAGCGTCCAGTAACAGCGGAAGCGCTGTTAACTTTAGCGCGGGTACAAAGAACGTGTTCGTTACCTACCCGGCGTCCTTGGTAACCACGACAAATAGCAAGATTGTTGCTATGTCTATCGCCTATGGGGGGTCTTAAATGGCTGCGCCAAACATCGTCAATGTTTCGGCAATGTATGGAAAGACCGCCGTGTTGGTGGTCACCACGTCCGCGACTGCCATTGTGACTAATACTGCGGCCAGCGGTAAGGTACTCAAAGTTAACGCGCTGTACGTGGCTAACGTAGACGGAACAAATAATGCCACTGTAGATGTAGACGTTTATCGTTCAAGCACCGCATACCGTATCGCTTACACGATTACGGTACCGGCGGACGCTACTTTGGACCTCATCAACAAGCCTTTGTACTTGGAAGAAGGGGATGCTCTTCGGATTACGGCCAACGCAAACAGCGACCTTGAAGCCGTCTGCTCGTACGAGGAGATTTCCTGATGAATCGCGGTAACGGCAGTATTGTTGGCACCCTGAATACTACGTCCTCTGCGGCTGCTTCGGGGTCTTTCAGCCTCTACCAGATTCAAGTTCTGGATAAAGCTGGGCAGTGGCCTTCTTACACCGTTACCGATACTTACTGGCCTTACGTGACAGCGTTGTTGCCGGGTACTGGAACTAACGGCGGTACAAACAATACGTTTTTGGACTCGTCTACTGCTGCCAATAGTCTTACTCGTTACGGTACGCTCACACAAGGCACTTTTAACCCCTATAGCCCTACGTATTCAGTGTTTTTTGACGGCACTGGAGATTCGCTTTCTATTTCTGGGGCAGCGGGGCCCGAAGGTACACAAGATTTTACTGTAGAGATGTGGGTGTATATTAGTACCATGGGTGCTAATTTTCCGCGTTTATTTGAAAGTACAACCGCTAGCGCTTGGCAGTTGTACTTGTCCAGTGGAACTTTAACTTACGGCCCTAACGGCGGGTCAGCCGTATTAACGTACAATATAAGCTCCCTAACAAACCAATGGGTGCATATTTGTATCACAAGATCTGGATCTGATGCACGAATGTTTATAAACGGCGTGCTACGAGCTTACTCTGCTAGTGGCGGCACAAATTTTGCTTCGTCGACTGCTTGGAGAACTTTTAATGAAGGTGGCGGTATTGTAGGGTATATATCGAACTTACGAGTAGTTCGTGGTTCAGTTGTCGCTGCATATTCTACGGCGGTTACTACAACTGGAACTACTGTATTTACTCCTCCTACGACCCCTCTTACGGCTGTTACCAACACTTCACTATTGATTTGCCAAAGCAATCGCTTCAACGACAACAGTGCTAACAACTTTGCTGTTACTCGCGCGGGCAATGTAAGCATTCAAAACTTTCAGCCGTTTAATTTTACGGCGTCTTACGCAGCCGGCACCATGGGCGGCAGCTTGTACGCCAACGGATCCACCGACTACCTCCAGACTACTAATACTCTTGCGTCGTTAAACCCCGCTGGAGGGGATTTTACTATTGAGTTTTGGGTGCATCCGCGCTCTTCTGCGAGGCAGGATTTATTTAACCTCCAAGCTACTGACGGCAGTTTTAATCGCTTAGCCATTATTTATACTGGTGGCAATTTATCTTATTTTGTAGGCACCACAGGCGGCGCTACTGCAAAAATAAGTGGAGCTATTACCGCCGCTAATTTTATTGATACATGGCACCATGTAGCTTTGTCTCGATCCGGGTCTAATACACGCATGTTTGTAAACGGGGTTCAAGTTGGAACTACGTATACTACTCTAGATACGTGGACTTCAAGCATGCAGATGACCCTCATGCGGGACATAAACGCAACGACGTATGCTACGGGTTATATGTCGAATGTTCGCATGCTTAAAGGCACTGCGTCATATACGGCAAACTTTACTCCACCTACTACGCCGTTGACTGATGTTACCAATACTTCTATATTGCTTAACTTCACAAACGGCGCAGTTATTGACAACGCAATTACTAATGACTGCGTAACTGTAGATAACACGCAAATTAGTACAGTTCAATCCAAATTTGGTTCGGGCTCTATTGCGTTTGACGGTACTAATGATTATTTGTCGTTCCCTGCGTCTAGAGGGTATGACTTTGCCACTGGTGATTGGACTGTAGAGTGCTGGGTATATTTCTCGTCTGTTGCTAGTACCCCGTATATTTGGCAAATCGGATCTGCTGCTGGCACGCGGTTTAGCTTATTCTTAACCGGCGGCGTTCTTAACGTGCTCTCTAGTGGCACTACCGTACTGGCTAGTTCAACTTCACTTTCTACGGGGCAGTGGTATCACTTGGCTGTAACTTATGTTGCTACCGGCACGACAACTCGTTTATTCATCAACGGTACGTTGAATATTTCAACTTCGTCTTATAGTGCGTTCCCAAAGAATTCTGGTACGTTGACTCTTGCACTTGGTTGGCAAAACTACGCGGGCGGTGCTGGCGACTACCTTAATGGTTACATGAACGACTTCCGTATAACCAAAGGCGTTGCTCGATATACTGCTTCGTTCACTCCACCAAGTACACCTTTCCCAACTGCATAACACTCTGTAGCCATGCTGGGCACTAATCCGTTTGCTGCGGCAGCGTTCTCAGCATTAGCATCATCTACCCCTACCCCCGTAACGGTAGAGGAAGATGGAAGCCTCTTTGGCTTCGGCCCTCTGGCTGGGGATGCATACGCGGGTAGCCCCGCCACGGGTGGTGGTGGTAACACCTACGAAAGCGCTGTATCTGAGTCTGCTACTAGCGCGGATACAGTCGCTGCCGACGCTGTATTTGTTTCTGCTGTCTCTGAGTCTGCCACTGGCGCAGACACCGTTGCTGCCGACGCTGTATTTGCTCGGGCTGTCTCTGAGTCTGCCACTGGCGCAGATTCTGTAGCCGCTGCAAGCACGTTCAATTCTGCCTGCGAAGACGATCTTCTTATCGAAGACGTTTGCGCTAGCAACCTAACCGTAAGCCCGTCCGTAGCCGAGACGGCTACCGGAGCCGACACGGTTGCGGCTGAGACTTCCAAGGATGCCGCAGTATCGGAGTCTGCGACGGGCTCTGATGCAGTTGCGGCTGATGCGGCATTTGGTTCTGCGGTTGCTGAGACGGCTACCGGCGCTGATGTTGTCGCGGCGGATCGCACTACTGACGCTGCCGTAGCCGAGACGGCCACTGGTGCAGATACGGTATCTGCTGAGCGCACCACCGACGCTGCTGTTTCGGAAACGGCCACTGGCGCTGATGCGGTGGTCGCTGGCCTGTCTCTCGATTCGTCCGTAAGCGAAACCGCTACTGGCGCGGACACCGTCAGTTCTGATGTTTCGCAGGAAGCCGCAGTAAGCGAGACTGCTTCCGGTGCCGATACCGTAGCAGCCAGTGTTACGTTTGAAGCGCTTACGAGCGAAACGCTGATTGGTGCTGACCTCGTAACGGCTGATGCTGAATTCGCTCCTACAGTTAGCGAGACAGCCACTGGCTCTGATAGTGTTGCAGCCGACGCAGCCTTTGCGCCTTCCGTCTCAGAGACCGCCACCGCTGCCGACTCGATAGAGGCTGACAAGTTCAGCGCCTTGGACGCAGTTGTATCCGAGACTGCTACGGGCACTGACACGGTATCCGCCCAAGCCGACCTCAATGCAGCGGTAAGCGAAACTGCTACTGGGGCCGACGCAGTAGTTGCTGACGTTGAGGTCTATGCGGCTGTAAACGAAACAGCTACCGGCTCCGACGCAGTAGTGGCGGGGCTTTCGCTCGATGCTGCGGTTGCCGAAGCTGCTGCCGGTGCAGACACTGTTGCGGCTGACCTTACACTTGATGCTGCGGTTGCAGAGACTGCCACTGGCGCGGATGCTGTAGCGGCTGACGTTACGCTGCAAGCGTTCTTGAGCGAGACGCTTCTCCTTGAGGATGTTGCAACGGCTTCTGCCTCGCTGGGCGCTGCGGTTGCAGAGACTGCCACTGGCGCGGACACGGTCGCCGCCGGTATCAGTCTTGATGCTGCGGTCGCGGAAACCGCCACCGGTGCCGACGCTGTAGCGGCCAACGCCACGGTCGATTCTGCGGTTGCGGAAACCGCCACTGGCGCGGACGCTGTAGCGGCAAGCCTTACGCTTGATGCGGCTGTGGCTGAAACGGCTGCGGCTGCTGACACTGTAGCGGCTGAGCGGGTACTTGAGGCTGCGGTATCGGAGACGGCTACCGGTGCAGACAGCATTAGCACGTTGGTCCCGGTAGACGCAGCCGTATCCGAGACTGCTACCGCAGCCGACACTGTTTCTGCGGCGCGGATAATCGAAGCCTCGGTGTCTGAAGGCGCATTTGCTTCCGATCAGACATCGACGACTGCGAGCCAGAATTCGACTGTTTCTGAAGCGGCTACTGCAACGGTTGTAACTTCCGGCGGTTTGTCGTATCTTGCGCAGGTTAACGAGAGTGCGATTGCCACCGACGCCGCGTTCGCCCGGTTCCTGTGGGAGATCATCGACGACACGCAGACTGCCAACTGGGGCGACATAACGACTGTGCAGACTGCTAGTTGGCAAGATGTACCTGCTGGAACGTCGGGGGCGGGTTGGACTGACGTAATAACAGAATGAGGCTGATATGTCCTTTGTCCTTGCTGATCGCGTAAAAGAAACGACCACAACCAATGGCACCGGCACCATCACGCTTGCTGGTGCGGCTACTGGGTTCCAGTCTTTCTCTGCCGTTGGGGATGGTAATGCTACTTACTATTGCATTGCGCACACCACTGCTAGTGAATGGGAGGTGGGGGTTGGCACTTACACCTCTAGCGGCACTACGCTAAGCCGAGATACAGTGCTTTCGTCCTCTAGCGGAACATCCAAAGTCAGCTTTTCGGCTGGTACCAAGAACGTTTTCGTTACGTTCCCTGCTGAGATTACCGTGGCTCAGGGGTTGTCCCGCGCTCTCGCCATCAACTGCATTCTTCCGTAAGGGGTCATCATGCCTGCTAATACCCAACCAATTTTTTCCGCTAATGGAGCCACTGACTCCGCCGCATTCAACAACAGCGGCACCGTTGTGGGGCCAAGTGCAAACACTGCACAAGACGGCAGTGGTACGCTGATAAAAATTTTCACTGCGGGCGCTAACGGCTCGTACGTACAGAAAATTAGGTTTCGACCTGTGGGTTCTCCTTCTGCCACGGTTGCTCGGGTGTTTATCTCAACGTCTACAAGCACTAGCGCAACGAATAGTTGGCTCTACGACGAAATCACACTGCCCATAACTACCGTGTCTCAGACGGCAGCTACTCCTGTGTATGAGCTTGCATTGAACTTCGCTCTTGATCCAAATTATTTGTTGTATTTGACTTTTGGCACTTCAACAGGTTCCGCAGGTACTGGTTATTCAGTTGTTGTTATTGCTGGAGATTACTAATGAACGCTATTTGGTGGGCTATTGAGTTTTCTGACGGTACTTCTGGGTTTATGAAAATGTCAGAAGGTGTGTGCATAGGTGTATATCGCGCCGACGGCACAAAAGTTCAACCTGAGGAAAAAGTTGAATATACTTGTATAGCTACAAACGTTGCCGCGCCTTCTTGGGCATAAGTCATGCGTGACGTATTTGGCACCCCTTCGCCAATTTCCTGCGACGTACAGCAGTTTACTGCGTCTGGTACGTGGGTAAAACCTCGCGGTGCCTCTAATGCTTACATTGTATTAATCGGCGCAGGTGGCGGTGGCAGGCTAGCTACTGCTAGCGCTGGAGGCGGTGGGGGTGGTTCAGGCGCTATATCTGTGTGGTATGGCTCTGCCATGTTTGTGCCAGATAATCTTATAGTTACGGTTGGGATTGGTGGCGCAACCGGTGCGGCTGGCGGTAGCACTAGCATTACCTATTTTGTAGGTAGCACGTCGTATACGCTGTTAAGTGCTAGCGGTGGAAATTCAGGCACTGCGGCTACAACGGGCGGGACTGGCGGCGCAGTTTTTACTGCAAATGGTTTTTGTGCGACAGGTATTGTTACGTTGACTGCGGGTACAAACGGCGGCACTGCATCAGCAACACCCGGTAATGTCACTGCAACATTGCCAATATCAGGCGGGGCTGGCGGTTCTTCTGCCGTAGCGTCTTCGGGTGGCGGTGTTATTCCTTTGATGGGCTACCCAACAGTCACTGGCGGTCCAACAAGCGGTACGGTGCCCGGCTCGAACGGGTTTACTATCTTTAGTCCTTTCTTTGTGTCTGCCGGTGGCGGGGGCGGCGGTACTAACGATACTGTTGGAAGTGCAGGTGGTAGAGGCGGTATTGGATCTGGCGGTGGGGGTGCTGGTGAAGATTCTCTTGTTCTCGCCGGTTTAGGCGGTGGCGGTTACGCAGTTATTGTGAGTTGGTGACATGTACCCATTTGAATACCCCACTCCTTTAGGTGCACAAGTTAGCATCTTTGGTGTTCCTTCTAGCACTACAACTAGCAACCCCCAGTCTTGGGTTAAACCGCCAAACATAGGTATGGTTTGGATTATGGCCGTGGGGTCTGGTGGTGGCGGTGGCACTGGGTCAGGAGACGGTACTTTTTTTGGCTTTGGTGGTGGCGGTGGCGGAGGAGCCACTGTTAATTTGCTAATCCCAGCTATATTTGTACCGCCTGAATTAGATATACAAGTAGACCTTGGTGGCAGCACTACAAGTAGTGCGTATGTCACACAAAGTACTAACATTTTGTACAACGGCACGGTTCTAGTTACCGCAGACAGCGGCAATAACGGCGGTACCGGCACGGGTTCTGGGGCCACTGGCAACGGTGCTGGAGGTACAGGAGGTTCGGCTGCTTCCTCGTCCGTAGCTCCGCTGTGGTCTGCGTTTGCAATTGTTAACACTACGTCTGGCGCTGCCGGAACTGCTGGCAGTACTGGGCAAAGTCTATCCACAATTACTTGGGCTATTGGTGGTGCAAGCGGTTCAGCCACTTCCTACAGCGGTCAATACGGATATTTTTCAGCAAACGCATCGCCCGGACGTTTGACATTTTCTCCTATGCAGACTTTTGGAGGGTCGCGTCGCACTTACGATGTTATTGCTGCGGCAAACGAACCAAGACATAGAGTATCTAATGGCGCAGGCGGCGGAGGTGGAGGTTCACGGCAGTTGACTCCCTCATGTCCCGGACATCAAGGCGGAAACGGCCTAGTAATTATTGTTGCGTGGTGACGTATGCTTGACACGTTTAATACACCCGGCCCAACTACCGCAAATTTTCAAATCTTTTACTCTACTAAT